GAAAATGGCCCGCCCGATGGCATCTTCATCGAGGTTCCTCGGCCACGAGTTCCTCGGCCACGAGTTCCTCGGCCACGGGCTTCTCGGCCACGGGCTTCTCGGCCACAGGCTTCTTGGTCTTGGCCTTCTTGGTCTTGGCCTTCTTGGTCTTGGCCTTCTTGGTCTTGGCCTTCTTGGTCACGAGTTCCTCGGCCACCTCAGGGTCCTTACCGGTCAGGGCCTCCTCATCGAACTGGTCCAACGAAAGACCCCTGACCCGGTGGTTGTGCGCGTCGCCCGGCAGGCAAGCCGTCCCGACCGCGATGCAATTCATCCCAACGTGATAGGGCATCTCCAGGACCTTACCCGCGTAAGGTCCGATTAACTGTACGACCCTCATGGGGTCCTCCTTTCTTGATCAACGGGGACGACGCCCAGGCCGCCCCCGTCGTTGATCTTAGGCTCAATCGTCAAACGACGTCTTAGACGATCGCCGTGGCCGACTGGTCACCACCGTAGCGCGAACCACTCAGGATCGCGACCGCACTGGCGATCACGCTGTTCACGCCGTTGGTCAGAGACAGCTGGATGAACGGGCTGTCGGCCGACAGCTCCCGCGCGTCGATCTCGATCACGTAGAAGATGGTATCGTTGGCCGACGGGGTCGTACCCGCCGCCAGCGCCGCCACCCGCGCCCCGAGGGTATCACCGAGCGCCGTCTCTTCCTTGTAGATCGCATGCGCAATCCCCGTCGCGCCGGTGCCATCGATGGCCGTGCACTCTTCGACGATGATCTTCGTGAACGCCGCGGAGCTCACGCCGATCTGAATGATGATGGTCGCGTGGCCGTAGTTTTCCATCGAGAAAACGTCCGCATCCACGCCACCCGTAATGTCGATCGGAGGGAGGATATTAACGATATGACCCATCTCCGCGATGTTAAAGCCCTGCATAACAAATCTCCTTTACAAGGTTGCGAGATGAGGCGCCCGGCGGCAGGCCAGGCGCCCCAATTCAGGTTCTAACCGGCGCCCTTAGCGCGCGGCCAGTGAGATGAACGGAGACAGGGTGTTGGTACCCTTGAACGGCGTCACCGGTTTGTTCCAGGCCGGCTGCCCATCTACCCGATAGATGAACCGGAAGGTCATCTCATCGTTGACGAACCGCACGTGCATGGAGCTCGCCTGGGACATGCCGCCCTTGTCGATCATCAGGTACTGGCTTAAATCGACCAGCTGGAAGTCACCCAGATCGCCCAGGGTCGCACAGTACTCCACGGGGAGAACCGGCCGCCCCAGAAGGGTTCCGAACGGCGCGTTGACGTTCGGCCCGGACACGCCCGGAGGCGCATACAGGAGAACCACCGCGGCACCACTGCCCAGGGTCAGCTGCCACAGCTGCGGCCATACGTCCTGGTTGATGAGCCACACGGCGTTCTTCGCCGACCGAATCGGCAACCTCGCGAACATGTTAACCACGTTCGCCGTCACGACCGTATCCGCCGCCTGGCCACTTTCCTTGGCCACACTGATCACGGCACCGGAGTTCAGCAAACCGAGCGGCTGTCCGGACCCCGTACCATTGATGATGGCGTCCTCGGTCTTGAACAAAAGCTCCTCGGTAAACGCCTGGGTCAGCACGCTCTGAAGAGCCGCCGCATCGGCGAGCAACTCATCGGTGGCATAGCCCAGCCCGAACAGCTTCTTGAGCCGCATGTCGATCTCGCGGAACTTCGGCTTCTTCGCCGTGACCGTATCGGCCTCGTTGGCCCAGTAGGCCAACACGCCGCCCCAGCGAGAACCGTCCTTCCGCGAGCTCTCATCGACCGCCGGCAACTTGATGCCATTGGAAGTCGACGAGATCGGGATGTTGCGGGTCCGTCCAACGATGGACCCCATCTCGTGCATCAGGCGAAGCAGCTCCATGCTGAAGTCCTGCTGCACCAAAAACCCGCCGTCACTGGGTACCGCCTCACCGGCTCCGGTGGCCACGCCCCAGATCAGACGTCGATCGTAATCACCGCCCTTGTTCATGCCCGCATGGGCAATCGCCTGGAGCTGGTCGCCGAACGTGGCGAACGTCTCCGGGTCCTTCTTGACCTGAGCGGAGATCTTCTCGGCCGCTTCATCCTCGGTGTCGTCGTTGAGACCGGGGACTGCCTCCATCGAGCGCCGCTCGTCCATGAGACGCTCCTCACGTTTGATCTTGGCGTTGATCTTGTCCAGCTCTCCTCCCTCATCGGTGAGTTCGTCGAGCCGTTCACGCTCCTCTTCGGTGAAATCCTCGTTGTCCTCTTTTGCGGTCAGTTCGGTAGCCTCGTCCAAGAGGTCCGCCTTACGCTGCCGCAGCTCCTTGATACGATCCATGATCGCTTCTCCTTGTTTTGGTTCATGAAAAAAGCCGCCCGGAAGGCGGCCAGTTGTTACGAGGGTCAAGATCGCTACGGCGTCTCTACCTCAGTCACGCAATAAAAAAGCCGCCCGGAGGCGGCTCGATACTTTGTTGACTTTATGCGTTAAGTAATATTCACCCGGCTCGTAGTATGGCCAGGCGCCGGGCCCGCGAACGCCGCCTAGGTGCGACCGGTTCGACAACGTCGTTAGGCTCTTGAACCACCCAACCATCAGGCACGTTCCCGGGGTAAAATAGCATCTTCGTACCCACGGGCATGCCCCCATCCGGCACGGTGTACACGGCGGTCACGAGCTTGGGCTCGGCGACCTCGGGCTCGGGCTCGATAACCTTGGAACTAAAACCCACGCTTACCTCGAACTTGACGACCTCGGGCTCCTCAGCCACGGGCTCGATGGCATCGGGCTCCTCGGGTGCGGGCTCCTCAGGGGCGGGCTCGATGGCATCGGGCTCCTCGGGCGCGGGCTCGACGGGCGCGGGCTCGACGGCCTCCAGGCGCAGGGCCCGCGGGTCCCCGGCCACCCCGACCCGTGCCAGGGTCGCATCAACGGTACCGATCCGATCCACCAGGCCCAGGCGCAGGGCCTCCGTGGCAAGGAAGGTCCGGCCCTGTCCGAAGTTACGTTCGACCTTGGCCTGCGTGGTCCCCCGTCCCCGGGCCACCGCCTTGATGAACTGGCGATAGATAAGGTCCACCTGGCTCTGGAAAAACTCCCGGGCCGCCGGGGCCAGGGGCTCTAGGGCGTTACCCTCGGTCTTGTGCTCACCCGCGAAGATAAACGTGGCCTTGATCCCCTCGGCTTCCAGCATCCCGGCGCACTCGGCGTGAAGTATAAAGACCCCGATCGCGCCCGTCTCACCCGAGGGCACCGCCACGATCTCATCAGCCTGGCTCGCAAGATAATAAGCGGCCGAGGCCGCCAGGGGGTTTACCAGGGCCACCACGTTCTTACCCGATCGCCGGGCCGCCCAGATGGCGTCCGCCGCCTCGGGCACCCCGGTGACAACCCCACCCGGGCTGTCGATGTCCAACACGATCGTCCCCACCTCCGGGTCCCGGGCCAGGGCATTTATAGAACGGGCCAGAAGCAGGGTCGAAAAGGCGAAGGGCTGTAGCTCCAGGTCATAGAGCGCCACGCCCCGCACCGAAACCAGGGCCGTCGCCTTACCCCCTCGGCCGGCCGCCGGAAAGATCAACGGCCCAAGCGCCGCGGCCTGCGCCTCCAGCTCTTCCTGGGTACCTTCACCACCCGATCGGTGGTCCAGCTCCGTGAGCAGCTCCTCGTCACGGACCCGCTCGCCCCGTAGTACCCGCTCGAACAGCGGCACCAGGGTCGAGCCGTATCCGTCCCTAACCTGATAGGCCATGACCTGACCCACCGTACCCCGCAGGGCGCGGCGAAACCCCCTCAAGTTCATCATCATCCTGTTTCCTTGCTGTTTCCACCGTGCCGTATCAAGGTTGAGGTCAGTTTCTTGAACCGCTCCTCGGCCCAATTTTCCAGGTCGGTCGCCTTGATCAGCTCATCCCGAACGAACTCACAGTACACACGGGCGTCTTCCTTGGATAATTTGAGTAGCTCCATCACCTGGGAGACGTGGCCCCCAAAAAAAGCCACGGCCCATTCCTCGAACGCGGCCGGGTCCCCGGCGAAGCGCTGGGCCGCCCGTCTCACCGCGGCTACCTCCTTGTGCACCAGCCGCTCCGGCCCCGTTCGACCCGGTTGGTCCGACGAGACCATAAGCGAGGGTGAACCCGGGGCCGACACGCCCCCCAGGGCATCCGCTCCCGGTTCCGTGCTCGGGTTCATGCCCTCGACGGCCCTCACCTCGTTCGGGGTCATCCAGGCCCCCCGTCCGCTTGCCCCCAGGGCCGCGGTCAGGTAGGTGGCCCGGGCCGCGCTGTCCCCCCTCATCAGGGCGTTCATGTTGTACTTCGCCGAGTAGGTCCGCTTGGCGATGATCAGGTCACGCCGGATCGCCTGCTCGATCCGCCTCCCCCACGGTCGAAGGGTGTACTTAACGAAGTCGATCGCCTGCGCCTCCACCGTCGACCGGTTGGTCTGGTCGTCGATGTCCAGCATGTGAAGCGGTACCCGGAAGAACCGGGCGATCTCCGCCACCTGGTACTTGCGCGCCTCCAGTAGCTGCGAGTTCCTGGCCGTCTCCACGCCCCGCTCGAACTTAAAGCCCTCCGCCAATACCACCGGGCGATGGGCGTTCTCGGCCCCCGCCGCCTTCTCCATCAACGCATTGACCAGCCCCTTCTGAGCCTCGGGGCTCAGCTTACCCGGGTGGATCAAGAAGCCACCGATGTTCAGGCGGTTCGAGAACACCCGGCCAGCGTAGGTATCGGCCGCCAGGCCCAGGCCGATCGCGTCGGCCGCCAGGTCAACCACACGGATCCCGGTCACCCCGTCACTCGACAGGCCCGGGATACGAAAGATCTCCTCCTGCAGCAGCACCTGCTCCGCCCCGGTGTGCGGGTTGCTCACCCGAAACCGCAGGGACTGATCCTTGAGCCGCTCCACCCGCACCCGGTCCGTGTGCAGGGGCCATAGCTGATCAATCGCCCCCCGGCGCCCCGGCACGATCTGGGCGTATCCCGTTCCCCGCAGCACCGCGTGGAACATCATCATCTCCCAGAACTCAACCGCGGTCTGCCACGAGTTGGGCTGGAACCGTATTATCTCGTCCAGGGGGTGATCCGGGGCGGGTTCCCGGCCCCGCTCGCCCAGATCACGGAACATCTGCAGGGGCATCGTGGCCATGGTCTCGGCCAGCACCCGGACGACGGCGTAAAGCGCCGAGGACTTGAGCGCCAGGTCGGGCGTGATCCGCATCCCGGCCTGGCTCATCCGGGACGGCGTCTCATACCAGAAGTCATCAGTCGGTCCGGGCGTGCCCGCGCGAAAGCTCAACCCCCGCCAGATAGCGGCCACCGCGTCGTTCATCCAGCCCATCGCCTAACGATCTCCTTGTTTAAACGACATAACCCTCGGCCTCGTAGATAGACGGCTCAACCACGGCCCCGGCCACAGCCAAACGAACCGCCATGGCCAAGGCCACAACCCCATCGATCCGCCCCGTTGATCGGCGCTTGGTGAACTTGCGGTTCCCGGCGGGGTCCTCATCCAGCACAGTGCTGGCCACGTTCCAGCGAAGCACTGGATTATATTTCACCCGAAGACGATCGTTCAGGATGAGATCCTCGATCACTTCGACTGCCAGACTCATGTCCTTGAAGCCCTGGCCGTGCTCAACTAGGCACAGACCCAAGCCCTCTTTTTCGTCACTTATCTTCCAAGCCTCCACGCCGGCGTCGTCAAGGGCTTGTAGCAGATCCTCTATTCGCCAGCGGTCATAGCCCAGTTGAACCAGTTCGTGCTCAGCCTCGACCTCGGCCAGCCGATTCGCGACGTAACCATAGTTGATCGTCCTACCCGGCACCGCTATCAGATGCCCGTCACGGCGCCACACGTCGTAGGGTACCCGGTCTGTTTCCGTCCGCTCCATGAGAGACGCCGCCGGAGTCCAGAACTCCACCGTCGCCTCGATCACCCCGTTCTCATCGGGTATCGACGCCAGAGCCAGAGCCGTCAGGTCCTTCTTTCCAGATAGGTCTAGGCCCCCGTAACACGGACGTTCGGTTGATAGAGCGAGCCCCTTGCGTTCGCATTTCACCCAGACCTCCCGAGCCACCCAGGCCGCGATCGCGTCGGTCCACTGGCAGAAGTTCAGCCGTCGAACCAGGTTCTCTTTCGAGGGCATACCCTTCGCCTGCCGAACCTGGTCACGTAGGTACTGCGGCGTGATGATCGCCCCCAGCTCCGGATTGGCCTTGGGCCAGCAGGCTTCATCCTTGAAGGGATCGTCCCCTTCATCTAGGGCACATATAAACGCGAAGAACGAGTCGTCCTCGATCTCACCCGCACAGACCTTGACCCCATAATCATGGTAGTCGTAGCATACCGATTCCCGGTCAACTCCCGAGTTGGTGATCATAAAGATCAACGCTTGGCGGCGAGACTTCACCCCAGCACGCATCATCTCGACCATGAGATTGGTCGGGTGCTCGTGGATCTCGTCTAGGAGCCCGCAGTGCGGGCGCGGGCCAGATTGCCCTTTGCCCCGGTCCTCCGTCGAGATCGGCCGGAAGAAACTACCGGTCGCCAAATATGCTATGTTGTGCTTCTCCACCCCGCCAGACAGCAGCAGCCTGCTTTGCAAACCTGGCGTCAACTCGACCATTGCCACGGCGTCTCGGAACAAGACTTTCGCCTGATCCTTCTTGGTCGCGGCCGCATAGACCTCGGCCCGATGCTCCTTGTCCATAGTAAGCATGTAAAGCCCGATCCCGGCCGCCAGAGGCGACTTGCCCGTGCCCTTAGCTGACTCGATAAATGCTAGTCTGAACCGCCGCGTGCCGTCAGGCAGCTTCCACCCGAACAGAGAACCCACGATGAAGGCCTGAAACGGCAGCAGCTCGAAGGGCTTGACGGCCCCCGACTCGCCAATTGGCCCGTCACCCGCCACCCGATCCACACAGAGCCTGTCTCGAAAGAATTTAATCACCCGCTCGACTGCGGGCTTATTCCATTCCAGGCCTCTTTCTAGCCCCTTGTCTGCCTCCTCCTTGTCATTGAGGTGTCTAGCACACGCCGCGCGGACGTGGGGCCCGGCCACGACCTTGCCATCGCGTACAGCTTCAGCATAGGCCGTGACCGGGTCCTCAGGGTCCCGCGTCGCGCCCTTGTCAGTCGCACTAGGGGTCTTTGGCCGCTTAGTCGAAGTAGGTGTCTTTGGTCGCCGGCGCGGTTTTGCCATGGCACCCCATCTTTGTTCGTGCGGCAACGTCAAAACCAAGCTCCGAGCCGAGCACCCGCAGTTGCCCAACGAACGCCGGGGTCGCGCGCTCGGGGGCTCGCTCATATTCAGCCTGCAGCGAACACCACACGCCCAATTTGAACCCGTCCACGTCCCCGAGCCACCACGCCATTCCCGAGGCCACGCGCCAAAGCGTCCGGGCCCGCCCCTTTAGGCGGATGTAGAGGTCGCACTTGCCCAGGGGGCCCTGCGGGCGCGGCTCATCTTTCGGCAGGGGCCTATGGCCCGGCTTGTTCGTGACTAGCTTCACGACCGTAGCTGTTGGCTTGGGGCCCCGAGCTGCCATCGTCTCCTCCTCCATGCGTTCCTGAGTTTTAAAAAGTCGAAACCCACACGCGCTCCTAGACTTTTACGTTTCGACTGAGGAGAGCGATGCGCTCATGTGATGGCATATTTATGATGGCCTGTAGCGTTGCAATCAGCAAGCGCCGGCCCTCCGCGTCAGGCTGCCGACCGGCCTCCAGATCATCGCAGGCCCTCTCAATCGCGGCGCGGTATGCTTCGAGGCCCGCCTTAAGAGACTTTTGCATTTCATCATCCGCTGGCTGCGGCCCACCCCGAACCACCATAATTAATC